TTTGTACGCTGTCATCTGAGCGTCTACTACTTTCATGAACGGTATCGGTCCGGGGGCTTTGTCGCTGATCCCTCTCACGTCTGACCAGTGCCCACCCACACCTCCGCCCTTTACGGAAAGCCACGCTATTTCACCATTATGTTCAATAAGGCTATCAAGAGTGTCCCCCACGTAAGTAAGGAAACAACTAATAGGCAAGCCCCGATTGTTTCGTGCATCGTCAGGTGCGTTTGAAAGCACAGGTGACGCAAACATAAACCAACCTTTCGAAGAATAATCATAAATACGTTGAGCAAAATCAAGATCCCCTGCACAATAGGCCACTGAAGCACGTGCAAAAGCGTGTTGAGGGCTTGTCTCGTGGTCGAACATATAATAATCTTCCATGAGTTTAATCGCTTGTTCACTGAGGCGAGAGTCTCTTTCATAGTCAATCGTTATCCCTAAATAATTTGTCATTCACTTCTCCAGTCTTTTTCTTGTGTGGTTGCCCTTGCAAAACCACAAGGGCGAACCTACTATTTTACCATATCTCTATCAACTTGTCCAGATAGTGTTTGGCTTTTTGAAGGTCTAACTTCCCACCTTTCTCCTGAAACCTCGCCATATATTTGATAACATTACCTAAAATAAATCCTTTAAACTGCTCCTCAGACATCCAACATTCCATTGCGTCCCAAGGCTGTATCTTCTTGGCAGTGTAATGATCACCACCAAGTTGATAATTGCGAGCCATTTCACTCAGGTCACTCATCGGTCTTCCTCGTGTAGATGCTCAAATCTTCTATGTTAAAGGAGTAACCGTAGACACCCTCAAGACACTGTACGACATCCTCTAAGATTTCATTCCACGTCACAGTATCGTCGTATTTATTGTCTAATGTAACAGTTTTACCATACTGACGAAACTCAAACGTCACATATGCTTTGTCGTCTTCATCTTCAAATACACTATCAAATCTACGACTCATCTTCTAAGTCCTCCAAGAAGTAATCTAGTTTATTTTCAATCTTGTCATTAAACCGATCAACCAGTTCCTCTGAGGTGATCTCAAGCACCTCAAGGACACTGATCTCGTCTTGCTGTTTCAAGCGATCACATACGTCGATAAATGTTAGCATACTTTCGCTTCCTTAAGAAGTTTAGTAATCGTGTGGACAGTGTAGTACCGAAAGCCATTCTTGTCCGCCCATTCAGCCATTGTGAACTTAGTGCCATCATGTCGTCTCCTTGCCCTTGGCATTGGGGTGTCTGGGTGATAAAACACAAACACCAGTTCTTCAGATATTAAACTCTTTCGTATGTCTACATACTTTCGTGCTTCTGCAGAGTCCCTGAAGCGACCCTTGGCCTCTATCAGGAAGCCCCCTATTGCAAAATCAGGCTCGTACATCTTGGTCTGTGTGTATGAAATACCTGAAGTGTGGTACTCACATCCCTTAAGAACACCTATGTGCAACTCATACTCAAACCAACTATCGTAGCCCTTAGGCGGCTTGCCCTTGCGTTTCTTTGTACTCACGCATAACCTCCTTGATTACGGAGTCGTAGGACTTAAACCACTCACCTCGACGCTCATGGCAATGCTTATGTTGCTCAAGCATACTATGAATTGCTTTCTCTGCAGTATGGCGATCAGAGAACCATTCTGCGTGTACTAACTCATAATTACGCTTAGGTGCTCCTGTCTGATAGCCCTTGAGTCGGTCTTCCGCATCCACGGCTTTACCAATCTTTTGCCACTCAGGCCATGCGCTGTTGCGAATGATGTAGACTACTCCTTCTTTTGTTTTCTGGTCGATTTCAGTGTGAGACCACGCATCATCTAACCCTTTGTATCTCCCCGGCTTCCAAAGAGGATGGTCTTTACTAATTCGTTTACCGTTGATGTACATACGTTGTGTAGAATCATACTCACGCCAACAGTCTTTACACTCTCCTTGGACACCTTGAGCTTTCGTACTGTTTTTATAATAGTACGATACCGGATGCTCCGTCCCACATTTATTACAGACCTTTGTTTCCATTAGACCTCCTTAAGTTGTAGCTCAGGAACCTTAGGCTCATTAGCAACCTCTGTTAAAAACCTTACACCAGTAGAATAAATAAATCCTCTTAAGGTGGGGTAACAGTGGAACTTGTAACCGCAGTACGAGCAACCCGTAGCGAGCTTTTTGTTTCCAGATTTCCCATCGTCCACGGGCTCGTGACAGAAGGACGGAGGTTCTGGAAGCTCTACCATCTTTTTTACATGGCGTACTCGTTCAGCAATGTCATAGCTAATGGCAGAGTGCACCGGAGCCTGTGTGTCTTCCTCATCATACTCAAGGTAACACAGGTGACCGTTCTGCTTGTCAATAGCAATCCACCCGTACTTAGTGTCACCCTCAGAGTGAGCATAGGCTTTCAATTGAGCCACATAGCCAAAGGGGTCATCATACGCAAGTGTAGCGTCCTTGAACTTCTTGAAACCGTAGGTTGAAGTTGACTTAACGTCAATCAATCGACCATCAACACGAGCGTCCATAGAGCCACGTACACCCTCGACCTCACAGGCTTTCTGTTGGTCTTCCACGGTGTGTCCTGCCATACGAGTCAAGAACAAAATCAGTTCCTCTGTCATATGCCCGTACATGAACTTGATGTAAGTATGCGGCTTGAGTTTCTCCTGAGTGTACTTGTTGGCAGAGTACCAAAGCTGACGATCATTCTTACCAATGGCAGACAGTCGGAGCTTACGCCCATCACGCATACCTTGTGGCTTGAACTCTTTCTTCATGAGGGATTTCATGGCCTCACCAAAGCGTTCAATCTCCGCATCAACATCTACGTCCTTAGGAGTATTACGGTTCTCCATCAAGGCGTAGATATCGTCTACCAGTGTGTAAATTGATTTATCCATCATCTTCTCCCATCATGCAGTCAGTAATCATCTGGTGGCCGATTAGATTAGCGGCTGTATCAAGACGACGAGACTGTAACCGATTACTTTGCTCTAATCGTCGCACAAAGTCCATCAGTTGTTGTACATCTTCAGTACCGATAGTTAGCTCTGATAGACGCTCTTCAAAGTCTTCTATGTTATAGATCAGTGGTCTCATTTCACTCTCCTTACTATTCTAATAGTATAACATATTAATGGGTCTCTGCCCAATTATTTCCAACTTTATATTCACCATCAAGAGGACACTTGAGATCCAATGCTATACCTGCGGCTTTGATGGACTCAACCATCAGATAACCGACCTTGTCAGCATGTTTCTTAGGAGCCTCTATCTGGTACTCGTCGTGGATTGACCCCAAGAGTTTGTACGTCAGACCCCACTTAGGTGCATACTCAGTAAAGATCTGTAGTGCCTTCTTCATTACGACTGCCCCGGCAGACTGTAGCAGACTGTTTAGTGCGGCGTGTTCTGAACGAATCCATATACGACGACCGTCGAGCCCCTTCAGGTAACCACGCTGTGAAGCAATAGAGACCTTCTCACGCACCTCTGCTAGTGCAGGAGTGTTGTCTAGGAATTTCTGTTTGAGTCGCTGTCCGTCCCTAGCACTACCTCCGACAATAGAGCCAATCTTAGCGTCACCCGCACCATACAAAAATGCATAGATAAAGGTCTTGGCTTGTGATCTCTCTGCAAGTCCTGCGGCATTCTGGTTAGCAGTGTGGATGTCACCCTCAAGAATCTCCTTTGTGTACGCAGAATCATTCATGAATGAGGCAAGCATCCTAAGCTCTAGCCCTGAAGCGTCCACACCTACTAGCTTGTGACCTTCTGGCACAATCCAACAGGCACGACACTCGTAACCGTATGGAGCCCCTACGGCAGGAACCTGAGCCATGTTAGGCTTACTGTGCGTCATACGTCCTGTGACTGCTCCGATGGCGTTGATCTGTCCATGTACTCGACCGTCATCCTCGACTGCATCAAGCCACGATTGGACTTGTGCGATCCTCTTACCAACCATGAGATACGCCGCAATAAGCTGAGCCTCAGGTATATCAGTAACAGTCTCCAGTGTCTTTTCGTCGACAATAGCCTGACCAGTCTCCGTAAACTTCTCTGGTTTCCAACCAAATAGCCGAAGATACCTCCCGATCTGCTGTCGAGATCCTAGGTTGAACTCAGGCCAGTCAATGCGAGAGAAGGAACCGTCTACTTGCGTCCAGTCGTCGCCCAAGAATTTGAGTCCCACTGAAGAAAGCGAACCATCTTTCTTGTACTTAGGTACGATCTCTTTAATGAAAGTAGGTAGCGGACGAAATTTTTGATGTACGGCTTCTTCAAGATCATATTGTTTCTCCTTTAGTTCTGCAACAAGGTCTGTTGCCTTACGCTCATCTAAGAGCCACCCGTTTTGGATTTGATGTGTAATTGCACGTTGTACTGAGTGCTCAAGAGTAATGCTGTTATCTCCAAACTCACTAAGAAGCCCACTGAGTTTCTCGTGTAGTCGTTCAGTAACGCTAACGTCTTGCTTACAGTACTCCACCATTTCTGGCGTAAGTGCAGACCAATCATGATAGTCTCCTTTTGGGAAGTTCAGTCTCTCACCCCATGAAGAAAGTGAGTGACCGCCTTCTAGGCTAGGGTTGTACAAACGTGACAGCACTAATGTGTCTGTAACGTCCCCGGTTACACGTACACCTAATAAACGCTCAACAACAGGGATATCGTAGTTAATGATATTGTGTCCTACGTGTTCAGTCACATCAGCAAACAACTCCTCAACCATCTCTTTTGTCGGCATCTCAAGTGTATACATCTTGTCATCTTTAATGGCACATAAGCACCATATGACCGTGGGCTTGAGGCCGTCTGTTTCAATATCCCAAATACAGCGCATTAAAACTCCTCTATATTGTTTGCCTCATGTACGTCTGGTTTTTCCCCACGCTCAAGGCGTCCAGTGAGTCCGTTGTAGTACAGCCAACCTGCAGACCCTGTGATGCCGGTTCGTCGACATTTTACGACCTGCACTTGTGTGCTGTTACGTGCGTACTCGTCTTCAGCCATCTTGTCACGGCTAAGCAGGATCGTATTAAAAGCAATCTGATTAATTGAACCAGAGCCCTTCAGATCGTACTCGTTGACGTTATGTGGATTAGAGATGCTAGGCTTACGCATATGACTAACAACTATAATCGAAACATCGGTCTCCTTGGCGAGCTTGAGCAACCGATCCATGAACTCGTCAACGGTCTCGTTGCTGTTGCTTGTGACTGCCGCCTGTAGCGGGTCAATGATCAACACGTCACACCCATTGCCCTTGACCATCGCACGGAGCTTCATGAACAGTTCATCAGTATCTACCGCACCGTTATGATCCAGTAGCAATATACGTCCGTCTGTGATGATCTCTGAGCGCAGGCGATCAAAGTCAATGTTCCGGCGATCCTCAAGCGACAGATTGTGCCCTGTGTGAATTGTCAAAAGATTCTCAACAGCTTCACCATTAGATGCCTCAAGGAATGCACAGCCAATAGTCTTGGTTGTATTCTTCCAGAAGTGGTAAGTGATCTCGTTGACTAATGTGGTCTTACCAACAGACGTAAGGGCACCGACGACGGTGATCTCTCCTGCGGCAATACCACCATTGAGCATGGAGTTCAGCATACCAAAGCTCTCAGGGAATGGGATGATCTCCTCAGTCCCACGCTTAATAAAGTCACCCCAAGCGTCCTCAAGTGTAATCACCCCAGTCATGCGGTAGGCTCTCGCCTCCCACCATTGAGCCGTGAATGCTCTGACCCTGTTGTTCTTCAGATAATCTGAAGCGTCCTTGAAGTCATTCAGGTTGACAATCTTGGCCTTATTAGGACTCAAAATCTGAGCACAATTTTCAGCAGCTTCATGACCGGCAACGTCATTGTCGAAACAGATGACTACATTCTCAAAGCCCTCAAGCCACTCTAGGTTCTGCTTGAAGTCCTTGACCGCGCCACCGGCACCCTTGGATACAGAGACCACGGGATAGCGTGACCCTAGCATCTCGTAGGCCGCCAGTGCGTCGAGCTCTCCCTCAACGACTGTGACGTAGCGACCACCAGTGTTAAATAACTGCTGACCGAACAGGACATTGGAACGCATATCTCCACGGGTACTAAACTCCTTGGTATCGACGGTGCGAACCTTGGAGCCCGCGAGCTTCCCATCTTTATCGTAGTACGGATAGTATTGCTTAGTAGCGTCACACGTTACACCGTACTTCTTCACTGTCTCCAGTGCGATACGACGATCCGTAATGGCCTGTGGTGAACCGTACATCTCCACGGGCTTTGTATATGTGACAACGTTAGTGGCTTCCACTCCGTCGACCTCCTTAAAATGCGTATGACACGAAAAACAGTAGCCGTGGCCGTCTGAATAAGTGGCGAGAGCATCACTGCTCCCGCACTTATGACATTCAGCATGACCGACGAACTCAGAATTCTCCGTCATCATCGTCAATTGCGACCTCCCCTTTCTCTACGACACGGACAGCCTGTAGATACGGTGCGACACCGTGTACAGGGTGAGGATTGCCAAGGTTGTACTTGATTCGTACCTTGTCACCATAGCGGACGGATGACTTGCTTACGGGCTCGCCATCGTTATCAATGACAGGGAAGTCCTCAAACTTGGTTGTGAACTTACGCTGTGCTTGGTTCTTGTACATCTTGATCTTGATGCCTTCCTGTTCTAGCTTTTCAGCGTCAGGATCGTCAATAACGATGACAAGAGAGTATTTACCAGTAGACTGGCCGTTGAACACTTCATGTTCGTTAAGGTTCGCAAAAGCGACAGTACCATTAATTACAGACATTATCTGACCTCCTTGGGTTCAGGTGTTGTGATTGGGGTGTCCTGTAAGACAGCCCTTAGCTTTAAAAGACGCTTGCCTGACAATTTAGACAGACAAGCATCATATTGCGGCTCAGGGTCTTCAATCTGATCAAAAACCCTATTCCGTAATTCCATAATCAATATGGACGTTGATATGTTATTCATTCATCGTCCTCCTTTGTGTCTAAAGCACTAGTATAGCACGAATTTAGCTCGCTTTCAAGTTCAATCGAGCGAGAAATCGACCAACACTTAGCACACAGATCATAAAACTCATTGGTTTCGTAGTCCTTCCAAGTTGCTTCATGATCAGTTAGTTCGTCATTACAAGCCTTACAACGCATGGCATTCACCTCAATTAAGACATTTCCAAATAGCGAGTATTATCATGATGATCTTCATTGCCTCAATCATTTTTATTACCAAAGATAACCCAACCAAGTAGGCCACCAAAGACCATTGCAAAGGCCCCTGTGCTCAAAATGAGCAACGCCCAGTCCTCAAATGTTATCGTTTCCATATTTTAATGGCCTCCTCAAGCCGACGGTCATGTAAAGAGCCCGTAGGAGCTACAGAGAGCTCCTGTGAGCGACGTTTGTAATATTCTGATAGTGACCTATTACCCTGCCAATCGAACTCCTCAGCGAGAAAGTTGCACCATCGACTAGCGGACTCAAAAGTGAGCCCTCCAGTCAATAGGTCACGCTCTACAGGTGGGATTTTATTCACTATCACGCTCCTTTTCAAATAGTGCCTCACCCTCTTCATCTATTTGCTGTTGAACTTGATACTCGTTCCACGCCTCGTCGACTGTCGATCCTGTGATCGTCTCGTAGACATCAAACCAGACAGCGTCAGTCTGCTTTTGTTGAGTGATCGCAAAGATCACCTCCTCAATGACCCACTCTAGCTGTGGGTCATACTGTTGGTCATGATCAGTCATCGTCTGCCTCCTTGTTGCAGTCCTCATCGAAAGTGCCTGCATACTCTTGAGCGTACTCAAGGGCCTCAGCAGGTGTTAAGTCGCTCAAGTCAAAAGAATCAAAAAAACGACCATCAGTCAGAAAGTACGCTTTAAATGTGTCGACCTTGTCCCATGTGATCAGACAATGCTCGCCCGTGACCAACGGCTTCCCGTCGGTCTTAGGGTTGTAGTACACGGCGTCGTCGATTGTTTTTCGGTAATCCATATCACACCTCCTCAGTGGGTTATTTGATGGTGCGATTCCACCAGTCCTGAATCCATCGGTCAATGTCTCCATTCATGGAGTGATCCATGACCGTCTCGTCAGCGTCAACGAACAAGTTGACCTGAGCAAAGCCCCGGTAAACCCTGTCGCTGTCGTGGAACCTGAGCACCGGCAGATCATCCAGTGCCTCGACCATGTCCTTGACCTCTTGGTAGCTCGTGGAGTTTTCAACCTCCTGACCTTCCTCAGAGTAAACGTCAATGCTGAAGCCCTGCGAAAGGGCCTCCTTGATGAGTGATTGATATGCTTTCATATATGCTTTCATGCGTCACCTCCTGCCATCTTGTACAAGTCGTCCTGTGAGACTGTCTGAGCCTCGACACCCTGCAACCACTGGTTGATGTGGCGTGAGGTAGTCACCGACCAAAACAGGTCAGTCTTCAGGTACTCGTGGTCGCTGTAGCGCAGAGCCGCCACCGGCGTCTCGTAGCTGAACAGAACCTCACAAGTGTCGAGCTTGATGAGTGTGACGTTGTTCCCTAGCTTCTTGAGTTTCATCATGTGTCTCCTTTGATTGTGAACTCAGTACAGCACCCCAGGCTGAGATGCTGTAGTCAGTCCACACAAGCGACCCTGAGGCCGCCTGTGGGAGCCTGTGACCGTCTTGCACTTGGCCTTACCGGTGATCGGTCAGTGGCGTCGCTACTGTGAGTCAGGGAGCTCGACCCGCTCCGCTATCGGATCGACCCAGAGAGTGAGGGAGACAACACCAACAGGGAGCCAAGCCACCCTGAGGGAATCGCCGCACCTGTCACCTGAGTCGGTAGCCCGACTTGGAGCAGTTGCCACCGACCGGCACACTTGAGGCCAGACGGTTAGTCATTGAGTTGTTAAAGAACTGTTGGAGCCGCTTGGGGCTTCGTCCCTCCGGGGCCGCCGGTCAGGAATGGGTGCACCTTAGGTACTAATCTTTCCGGTGTCAATCGTTATTAGACTAATGTCTAATGCTTTTGGTGAAATTAGTACAAATATTGCACAGATTGTACAAAGATTGACCAGATGCACATTAGTACACTCATGTCAACAAATATTTACAAATTGCCTTGAATTAAATTTGTCAAGTGTTTTCTTTTGAGTGCTTGGGTGGCTCTTGGGGGTACTACACCAATGCACACACTTGCACCCTACAGCTTCACCTTGCACCACTTTGGTGCACCTAGGTGTCGCCTGTGATGCACATATGTGCCCCCTTGTCAACCCTTAGGACACTAATGATTAGCCCCCTAAGGTTCGTCAGCTAAACATTAGGGCCCTAAAGGTTCGCAGGCTAAACATTAGGCCCCTTAGGGGTTCATGAGGGCCGGGGGAGGGCCTGGGTTTTATATATTTGTATATGTACCCGCCCAGATTTGCTAAGGAAACCCTCAGGAAACCCCTAAGAAACCCATAATAATCTAAAGATATCCTTATATAAATAATATCTATTAACTCTATTGATAATTATAACAAAAAAGTATCACAAAAGTGACTCTGAGGGGTTGACAAAAGGGTAAACTTGGGGCACCTTAGGGTTTCTTAAGTATATCTCTTGACTTTTGGTTAATTTTATGGTATAATTATGGTATATACTTAAGACACTTAAGTAAATCGTTAAGTGTTTATTATTAATTACTCTTAAAGTATCACTTAAGTACCCTTAAGTAAGGAAAATACTTATGACAGAAACTAAAAAGATTGGTCGACCTAAAAAAGAGGTTGTCGAGTCTAAAAAACCAACCAAAAGGAATAAAGTTGGTCGACCTCCGGGCGACGCCGCAACCATCAATGAGTACAAAGCAAGGATGTTGGCTTCACCTAAGTCCCGTAAGGTACTCGACAGCATTCTTGATGCGGCTCTGAATGATGATCACAAGAATCAAGCGGCGGCGTGGAAGTTATTAATGGATCGTATGTTGCCTGTAAGCTACTTTGAGAAAGACAAAGAAGGTGGTGGTCGACCTGCAGTGTCTATCACGATTTCAGGAATCGGGGAAGCCAAGGTTACTGAAGAAGACATAATTGACGCAGAGGTGATAGATGAAGAAAGATGAGCTAATTGCAATTGTCAAAGAAGACTTAGTTCGTCATGAAGGCTACGTCACTGAGATTTATTTGTGTTCTGAAGGGTACCCTACCTTTGGTATTGGACACATGGTTACAGAGGACGACATGGAGCACTCATGGCCCGTAGGAACCCCTGTGACTGACGAAAGAATCCTTGATGTCTTTCATAAGGACTGTAGTGTTGCCTATAGTGATGCTTGTGCTCTCGTCTTAAACTTTGCAGGGCAAGCTCCAGACGCACAGCGTGTCTTAGTCAACATGGCATTTAACCTTGGACGTAATCGTTTAGGTAAGTTCAAGAATATGTTACGTTACGTCAACGAAGGTAACTACCTAATGGCCGCTAATGAGATGGTCAATAGTAAATGGTATGAGCAGGTAGGCCGACGCAGTAAAGAGCTTGTCGATATTATGAAAGAGGCTAAGGATACGACACCACGAGGTGATGTTTGAGTACAGAACTCAATGTCGAACTGCTTCCGTGGCAACAGGATGTCTTTGGCAACCCTGTGCGATTCAAAGTTATTGCCGCAGGCAGACGAACGGGTAAATCAAGACTAGCGGCGTGGATGCTTATTATTAACGCCCTACAGACAGAGCGAGGACACGTCTTTTACGTAGCTCCTACTCAAGGGCAAGCACGGGACATTATGTGGAACACCCTGATGGAGTTAGGCAACCCCGTCATCACAGGTAGCCACATTAACAACCTGACAATCAAACTGGTCAACGGTGCTACCATCAGTCTCAAAGGTG